TCAGGGGCAAAAACATTCCAGAAGGACCAGACCATGACCAACGGCACCGAGGTATCACCCGAGGCCGCACCAGTCCCGGCCGATTCGACCCCGGCCGAGACGGGCCCCCCGGCGGACGCCCCTGGGGAGGGGCAGGGCGACGCGACCACGCCCGCCGCCGGGGGACTCCCGTCCTACCTGGAGATGTTTGAGGACTACCTGGCCGGACAGGACTGGATAGGCCCGGCGGAGACCCCCCTGGTGTTCCACCTCAAGCGCCTGTGCCAGCAACTCGACCGCGACCCGTTGGCCCCGGCCGCCGTGTCGTCCGCGTACCTCCAGGCGTTCTCCCGACTCGACCGCCGCCGCCCTGGTGCCCAGCCCGCCGGGGACGGCCTCATCCCGGCCGGTGCCCAGCGGTCCATCTTTGACGAGATGGACTGATCCGGTGGGCTACGAGATAGGCGTACCGTGCCCGATTCAACGCCTGGGCGTTCCCTGGGAGACGGACCCGTGTAAGGCGGACCTCCAGGGCGTGACGTTTGAGGGCCGGTTCTCCGTGGCCGCCGGAGTGGCGGCCCATCTCCAGACGGTCCACGGCATCGGGCTCCAGACCTCCTGGCGTCTGGCGAACCAGGTCACGGTGGGCCGGTGAACCCGTGGCCCAAACCATTTTCGAGCCGGGCGGATTCGCCCAGGCCGCCGTGGGGGAACCCGTTGGCGACTGGCGGCCAGCCCGCTACACACCGTCCCTGACAGGAACCGAGGAGTTCCGCACCGAGGGCGACAAGTGTCTCCGGTTCATCGGCCGCCACTGGTCCATCCCGGACGCGGAGGTCCTGGCCCTCTACGAGTGGCAAGAGTGGCTGATCCGCCACGTCCTGGAGGTCTATCCCGAGGACTGGCCCGTGGCGCATCTCCGGGGACAACTCCGGTTCCGCCAGGTGGTGATCAGCATGGGTCGCCAGAATGGCAAATCACTCCTGGCCGCCATCCTGGTCATCTACTTCCTGTGCCTCCACGTCCGGGGCCCGCGTGTCATTTCGCTGGCCTCCCTGGAGCGGCAAGCCCACATCGTCTACGACCGCGTTAGGTACGGGATCGACCAGTCCCCGGCCCTGTCGGCCGAACTCAAGACCACCGGGACCCGGGGCATCACTCGCCGCGACAAGTCCGGCATGTATCAGACCCTCCCGGCAGATGAGGACTCCGCCCAGGGCGAGCCCGCGTCCGGCGTGATCTACGACGAACTCCACCTAGGACTGGCCGCCCTCTGGGACGCCATGATCCTGGCCCAGCGGGCCCGCCGTAACGGCCTCATGGTGGGCATCACCACCGCCGGGGACGAGTCCTCGGACCTCCTCATCCGCCTCTACCGCGAGGGGGAGGCCGCCATAGACGGAGAGGACGAACGGTTCGGGTTCTTCTGTTGGGAGGCCCCGGACACCAACCTCACCGAGGCCGGGGTGATTGCGGCCAACCCGTCCGTGGCTTGCGGCGCCATCCCCCTGGACGTGGCCATGGGGGACGCGGTGAAGATGTGGAACGACCAGACCCGAGGCCCGGACGGCCTCACCGGACGCCAGCGGTGCCTCCGGTACACCCTCAACCGATTCCTGGAAGCGGCGGCGGACGCCTGGGCGTCCACCACCGCCTGGAAGAAGGGCCAGCGGCAAGAGCTGCACCTCACCGGGCCCCCCCGCGTGTTTGGAATCGGCCGGACCCTGGACTGGTCCTACGCCTCCATCGTGGAGACCGTCCACGCGGAGAACCGGACCGCCACTCGACTCATCGCCGGGTTCACCGAGGCGTCCTATGACGCCCTCCTGGAGGCTTGCCTACGACTCACCCAGAAGGTCCCCGGGGCCGTGTTCACCGGGGACGCCCGGACCGTTGGCGCCCTCCTCCGTGACCTCAAGGGCCGGGGCTACGAGACCTGGATTCTGGGCGACCAGGAGATGCACGCCGCCGCCCAGCACACCGCCGCCGCCATCGGCCGCCAGGTGGTCGATCACCCCGGGGACCTCCTGGTGGGCCACCAGATGGCACGCGGCCGCCGCCGGACCCAAGGTGACTCCTGGCGTATCTCTCAGGCGAACAGTCAAGGGGATATTGACGCCCTCCTGGCCACCGTCTGCTCCTCGTACGTGGCCGCCGTCCGGCCGAATCTAGGCCACCAAATCTTCTGAGGCGTAACGTGGCATCCAGCCCCCGGAGGTTCGGCCCGAGACGCATCTCCGGGGGTCCGCATCTTCCCCAGAGCGGCACCCCCGGCCCTACGGGGAGGACGGACGCGGGCCAGGCGTCCACTGGTCAACCTCCAGGGGATGGGCCGGGGGGCCGCGTCTCAACTTGAGACACCCGGGCCGAACATGGTTCCCATGACCAGGTGGACACAACGGGCATCGGCCGCCCTGGGCCTCCGGACCCTCTCCGAGGCGCCGCCGGAGGGGCCAGTAGGCGACTACTCCGCCAACGTCCAGCCCCCGGACCCGTCCCGGTTCGCGGGCCTCAACCAGGTGATGGGGATTCCGGCCGCCTACCGCGCCATCCAAATCATCGGGTCCCTCGGTTCCCAGTTGACCATCGACGCCCTCCGGGGCGGGCAAGTGATCACGGACTCCCAGCCCCTCGTCCGCCAGCCAGACCCGTGGCGGTCCCTCGGTTCGTTCATCCAGCGGGGCCTGGTGGGCATGGCCGCCGATGGCAACGGGTTCATCCTCAAGCACCGAGGCGCCGACCAGTCCGTGGCCGCCCTGGAGTTCGCCAACCCTCGCAACACCTACGTCCGGTGGGACAAGCGGAACGGCCGATGGGTCAAGTCCTACGACGTGGCAGGCCGGGACGGGAAGGTCCAAAACTGGCCCGCCCAGGACGTGGAGCACGTCTGGCTCCTGGAGGTCCCCGGGTTCGACCGTGGCCTAGGCCCCATCGCGGCCTGTAGGGCCGCCATCGAAGGTCACCTGGACGTGAGGGAGTACGCGGACGGCTGGTTCCGGAACCCGGATCAGCCGTCCGGCGTGCTGTCCTCGGACCAACCGCTGGACCCCGAGACGGCCAAGTTCTACAAGGACGCCTGGAGGAACCCGGACAAGGACCTCCCCGAGGGGGACCGCCGGGTAGGCCCCCAGGTCCGGGTCATCGGCAAGGGCCTCCACTACGACCCCATCACCCTCAAGCCCGAGGACGCCCAGTGGCTCCAGGCCCAAAACTTTGGGGTCCTGGACTTCTGCCGCATGTGGGGGATGCCCGCCCAGTACCTCCTGGCCAGCATGGAGGGATCAAACCTCACCTACACGAACTGGCAGCAAGTGGACGTGACGTTCCTCCGGACCACCCTGTTCCCCCTCTACCTCCGGCCCCTCCAGGACGCCATCACCGCCTGCCTCCCACGCGGCCAGGCCGCCGCGTTCAACACGGACGCCATCGAACGGCCGGACGCGGAGACCAGGGCCAAGATCGACGCCCTGTATCTGCCCCTCGGAGTCGGCACCGCCCGCGAGGTCGCCCAGCGCGAGAACCGGGCCGTAGGCACTCCTGCCCCGGCCCCCGCACCCACCCCCGTCCCCGGCAACTGAGGAGCAGCTAGAACCATGACAGAGACCCAGCGGCGCCGCCTGGCCGAACTCCGCGCCATCGACACCCTCTCTCAGGAGCAGGCATCCGAACTGGTGGCCCTGGCCTACCTGGAGCGGGACGGCCGGGCCCACGGGTCCGTCCTCGTCACCCTGGACGCCACCGAGGACGAGAACGGGGACTGGTTCGTGGAGGGCCTGGCACTCCCGTACGGGGAGGAGATGGAGCGGATGGACTGGCTCACGGGGGCCACTCGCCAGGTGTTTGAGCCGGACTCCGCTGAGGTCCACCTGGACGCCTCCGGTGCCCTCCACGCCCCCCTGTTCTACGGCCATGACCACCTCCAGGGGCAACTCCCCATTGGCGGCATCACCGAGGCCAAGCACACCCCGGAGGGCCTGTGGATCAAGGCCCCGGTTAGCAAGACGCCCAAGGGCACCGAGGTCCGGACCCTCATGAAGGACGGCCACCTCCGCCACTTCTCAGTCGGGTTCGTCAACGTCAAGAACACCCTTGAGGACGCGGACACCCCGAACCCGCTCCTCCGCCACCAGAGGGTGGAGGTCCTGGAGACCTCCGTCGTCTGGAACCCCCAATACGAGACGGCCGAAGTAGGCGCCGTCCTGTCCCGCCAGGGGCACCGCACCACCCCACGCAACACCCCACAACTGGAAGGTACTGATATGACCCAGGAGCAGCGTGACCGCCTGGCGGCACTCCGCGCCATGACCAACCTCAACCAGGCGGACGCGGCCGAGATGGCCACGCTTGTCCTCCTGGAGCGCGCTGAGGACGGGGACACCCCCGCCACTCGCGCCGAACTCCACGGCCTGGAGGCCCACCTGGAGACCCTGGGCCGCCAGATGGCCACCCTGGGCCAGGGCGGCCCCGCCGGGCAGGACGGCCCCCCGCCGTGCTTCCTGGAGTTCCAGTCCTACGGCCACTGGCTCCAGGCGGCCGCCGCCAACGACCAGGCGGCCCTGGAGGTGCTGGCCTACGTGGGCGGCGTGGTGGGCGACCTGGGCGACTGGGTGAAGGACTCATGGGTGGGCGACCTCTACCGCCCCCTCCAGGAGCGGCGCCGCGTCCTCAACCTGTTCCAGACCCGGCCCCTCCCGGCGTCCGGGATGGGCGTGGAGTTCGGACGCCTCCTCTCCGACACCACCCAGGTGGCCGAACAGGTGGCCGAGGGTGACCTCCTGGCCTACGGCGGGATCGAGTTCGAGACCGACAGGGCCGGACTCAAGACCTACGGCGGTTGGGGCGAGATGAGTCGCCAGGAGATTGAGCGGTCCTCCATGGCCATCGTGGAGAAGTTCTTCGCCGCCCTGCTCCAGCGGTACGCCCGCGTCACCGAGGCCGCCGCCAGGGCGTACGCCCTGGACCCGGCCCACGGCGTGGAACTCCCCGGGGCCGTCATCCCGGACCTCACCACCGTGAACGGCTGGACGGACCTCATCCTGGATGCGGCGTTCTTCCTGGACGATCAGGGCCTCGTCCCGGAGTTCGCCCTGGTGGACCGCGAGACGTTCAAGGACGCGGCCAAGATCCAGGTAGGGGCGGAGGGGGACTACTTCCTCAACCGGACCACCGGGTCCATCGACGTGAAGGGCGTCTCCGGTTCGGTCTACAACGTGGAACTGATCCCGGTGGCGGCGGCGGCCAACACGGTCCGCATCTGCGCCCCCGAGGGGATGGCCACGTTCGAAGCGTCCGGGGCGCCGTTCCGCCTCCAGGACGACGACATCACCCACCTCACCAAGGCGTTCTCCGTCTACGGCTACATGGCCCTGGCGGACGAGGACCACAACGCCATCGTCCGGCCCCAGGAGGCGTGACCCAAGGCCATGGCCCTCACGCCTGCTACGACCGTCACGGCGGAGAAACTGGCGGACCTCCTC